CGTCGGTTCGCCTCGGCTGCTGACCTGCAGGTTAGCGATATGTCGTCCAATAGCCCTGTGGGTACGACACTAGCCATACTTGAACGGTCGCTTAAGGTGATGAGTGCCGTTCAGGCTCGCGTACACTACGCAATGAAACAGGAGTTCAAGCTCCTGAAGGTGATCATTCGCGACTACACCCCACGAGAGTACTCGTATAAGCCCGTGGACGGCGCTCCACAGGTTAAACAGGCCGACTACGATAGCGTGGATGTCATCCCTGTCAGCGACCCTAATTCGGCCACAATGGCCCAAAAGGTGGTCCAATATCAGGCCGTCATCCAGATGGCCCAGCAGGCTCCACAGATTTACGACCTACCCTTCTTGCATCGCCAGATGTTGGAAATCCTTGGGGTTAAAGACGCTTCGAAGTTGGTCCCAATGACCGACGATGAGGAGCCTACGGACCCCGTGTCCGAGAACATGGCTATTATGAACGGTAAACCCGTCAAGGCGTTTATCTTCCAAGACCATGACGCCCACCTAACCGTCCATATGTCAGCGGCACAGGACCCAGTTCTGATGCAGGCCATGGGTCAAAACCCTAAAGCCCCTATGATTATGGCTGCCGCCCAAGCACACGTCATGGAGCACATTGCGTTCAAATATCGCAAGAGCATCGAAGACGCTGCAGGCGTGCCGTATCCAGCCCCTGACCAAAAGATGGACCAAGAGACAGAGGCCGAAATCTCTCGTCTCGCCGCCGCTGCGGCTACCCAAGTTCTACAGACGAACCAACAGCAGGCGCAGCAACAACAGAACCAGCAGACTGCTCAGGACCCTATCGTCCAGATGCAGCAGGCGGAACTGCAAATCAAACAACAAGAGGCTCAGCTCAAAGAGAAGAAGCTCGCCATCGACGCCGCTGCCCGCAAGGATCAGTTGGACATCGAGCGCGAACGCATCGCCTCGCAAGAGCGTATCGCAGGTCTGCAGGTGGGAGCAAAGATCGCCACCGATAAGGCAAACCTCTCGGCTAAGCAGCAGGCTGAAGGACTACGTATCGGTGTGGATGTGGCCAAAACCATACAACAGACCGAGCAGCAGTCTAAGACGCAGACCTCGAGTCAAGGCCGTCAACAGGCGCAAGCAGCTATGCAGCAGCTTGTCCAGCAAACACAGGCTCAACAGGCGCAGGGTTCACAAACCCCGCCTGAGGAGGTCCCAGAATGAGTCATGACCTCGTAACGTACCTCCTTAGGAAGGTGCGCGAAGAAATTGCCGCAGTGGAGACAAGCCTCGCTCGCGGCGGTGCAAAGGACTTTGCCGAGTACAAATACTCATGTGGCACGGTCACCGGGTTGAACAAGACCCTGAGCATGTTGCTCGAACTTGAAAAACGTATGGAGATCGATAGCGATGACTGACCTGTTCCTCGGCACAAACCCCGATGACCCAAGTATCGTGACTGAACTACCTGCCTCTGCTGAGCAGAAGGCAAAACAACTACCAGACCCCTCAGGCTATCGCATCCTGTGCGCTATCCCTGAGATCGAGCGTAAGACCGAAGGCGGCATCTTGAAGGCAGATGTCACTGTATCCAACGAGGAGCTTCTGACTTCGACGCTCTTTGTGGTCAAGGTAGGCCCTGACGCCTTCAAGGACGAGAAGCGCTTCCCTAGCGGACCGTGGTGCAAAGAGGGTGACTTTATCTTGACGCGCCCCCACGCAGGCTCTCGGGTGAAAATCCATGGCCGTGAATTCCGCATCATCAATGACGACAGTGTTGAAGCTGTTGTTCAAGACCCCCGTGGCGTTAGCCGCGCATAACTGAGGAGAGAGATCATGGCCGCAGAAAAAGACGACGACTTCGAATTCGAAGTTGAAGGTGTCGACATTGATGTAGAGGATGACACTCCTCCTGAAGACCGTAATCGTCAGCCGCTCCCCCAAGAACTCGTGGATGAGCTCGAGGCTGACGAGCTGGACGAATATTCTGACAAGGTGAAGACCCGCCTTAAGCAGATGAAGAAGGTCTGGCACGATGAGCGCCGGGAGAAGGAGCGGTATCAGCGTGAGCAGAATGAGGCTGTAACCGCAGCCCAGCACCTGATGCAGGAGAACCAAAACCTGCGTAACACCCTGTCGCAGGGTGAAGGGACGCTGATTAAGAGCTTCCAACAGACCGCAGGTATCGAGCTGGAGACGGCTCGACGCGAGTTTAAGGAAGCCTATGAAAGCGGTGACGCAGACAAACTGGTAGCAGCGCAGGAGCATCTACAAGACGTTCAGCAACGCATCTCTCAGTTAAAGGCGTATAAGCCTACTTTACAAGGTAGACAACAACCAGTACAGAATACTCAGCAGCCGGTCGCAGCACCGACTCCGGACCAGAAAACACTTGCGTGGCAAGAGCGCAATTCGTGGTGGGGTACGGACCCAGAGATGACTGCATCGGCACTTGGGCTTCACCAAAAGCTCGAGAAGCAACACGGTAACGGCTATGTCGGTACCGACGAGTATTGGTCGTCCGTCGACACAACGATGCGGCGCAGGTTCCCCGAGTACTTCGGTGAAACCGAAACCAAAGCACCTCGTGCTGGTAAATCAGCCACGGTGGTTGCTCCTGCTTCGCGCAGCACATCATCCAAAAAAATTGTGCTTAGTCAGTCTCAGGTCAACTTGGCCAAGAAACTGGGTATCACCCCCGAGCAATATGCCCGGGAATTCGCAAAGACTAGGGGTTAATTATCATGTCAGAAACCAGAATTTCACGTGAACTAGACACTCGGGCCGACTTCGAGCGCCCTAAATCTTGGCAACCCGCCTCGCTACTGCCGGAACCGGATAAACAGCCCGGTTACGCCTACCGTTGGGTTCGTGTCTCGTCCTTAGGGCAGCCCGATCCGACGAACCTCTCATCCAAGCTCCGCGAAGGGTGGGAAGCAGTACGTGTTGAGGAGCAGCCAAAGTTCAGGATGCTTATTGACCCGAACAGTCGGTTTAAGGACAACATCGAAGTTGCGGGCTTGCTCCTTTGTAAGGTCCCCACAGAGTTCATGGAACAACGTGCGGCCCACTTCAATAAGGCAGCCCAAGGCCAGATCGAGTCAGTAGATAACAATTTCATGCGAGAGAACGACCCACGTATGCCCCTGTTTAGGGAACGGAAGTCGACCTCCTCGTTCGGCAAAGGCAAATAAGCTAGGAGCTTATAAATGGCATATCCTGTTATTTCATCCCCCTACGGCCTGCTTCCGCAGAACCTGCTTGGTGGTCAAGTGTTTGCGGGTGCTACCCGTGAATATCCCATCCAGTTTGCTTCCAGCACAGACATCTTCTATGGTGACTTTGTGCAGCTGTCGCGTGGCTTCATTACCCGTGCAGCGATCTCGACCGGTACCGGTTTGAACCAGACTGTTGGTATCTTCCTCGGCTGTTCGTTCACGAACCCTATCACCAAGCAGCTGACTTTCTCTCAAAATTGGCCTGCAAGTACTCTTGCGGGTGACGCGGTGGCTATCGTCTCTGACGACCCAGACACCGTGTTTAAGGCTGTGATGTGCTCTGCAACCACGGTTGTTGCTTCGGCTGCGCACGCCATGGTCGGTCAGAACCTATCGGCTATTAACAACGCCTCGGGGAACCTAATCACGGGTAACTCCAAGAACGCTGTTTTGACCCCCACCGCTACCCCTGTTACCACCACCCTACCCCTGCGCGTCATCGATGTCGTTAGAGATACCGCTGTCTCGCTTGGCACGGTTACGTGGTCTTCGGGCACAACCACCCTGACTGTTAGCGCTCTTCCGAACGCTCTCCCAGTTGGTACGGATGTGGGCGTTCTCGCCACCAATGGTCAACTCGCCCTTACTGGTTCCTTCGTATCCACTGCCGCTTCGGCAGGTGCTACCTCGATTGTTCTAAACCAAGCTCCATCCTTCACCATCGGCTCTGGTAATATCGGCACGACTGTTGTGCTGACCCAGTTCCCAGAAGTGTTGGTCAAGCTCCAGTTTGGCGCACACCAGTACTATTCCGCCACCGGCAACGCCTAACTCTGGGAGTTATTAAGAAATGGCTATTTCACGCGCACAACTTCTAAAGGAACTGCTCCCCGGCCTGAACGCTCTGTTCGGTCTGGAGTACAATCGCTACGGCGAAGAATACAAAGAGATTTTCGATGTCGAAAGCTCTGAGCGTTCCTTCGAAGAAGAGACCAAGCTGTCGGGCTTCTCGGCTGCTCCGGTCAAGACCGAAGGTGGTGCTATTGCCTATGATAACGGGCAAGAAGCATTCACCGCTCGCTACAACCACGAAACCATCGCTCTGGGCTTCAGCCTGACCGAAGAAGCCATCGAGGACAACCTCTATGACTCCCTCTCGGCTCGCTACACCAAGGCGCTGGCTCGTGCCATGTCCTATACCAAGCAGGTCAAGGGCGCTTCAGTCCTGAACAACGGCTTCAACGCTACTTACGTTGGCGGCGATGGTCAGGCACTGTTCAGCACCGCACACCCGCTGGTCTCTGGCGACGTCAACTCGAACACGCAAGCCACTGTGGCCGACCTGAACGAGACTTCGCTAGAAGCTGCTGTGATTCAAATCGCAGCATGGACTGACGAGCGTTCGCTCTTGATCGCTGCAAAGCCCAAGAAGCTCATCATCCCACCTTCGTTGATGTTTGTTGCTACTCGCTTGCTGGAAACCAGCCTGCGTGTCGGTACCACGGACAACGACATCAACGCCCTGAAGAACAACGGGTCTATCCCTGAGGGTTATGCGGTGAACCACTTCATCACCGACACCAACTCTTGGTACCTGACCACGGATGTTCCTAACGGTTTGAAGCACTTCGTTCGTACTCCGCTGTCAACCGGAATGGATGGAGACTTCGATACCGGAAACGTCCGCTACAAGGCCCGCGAGCGTTACAGCTTCGGCTGGTCCGATCCTTTGGGTATGTTTGGTGCTCCCGGCGGTTCGTAATACGAACCACTAGGGCTAACAAAATAGAGGGGGAAGGGGTGCAAACCTCTTCCCCTTTTCTATGTGCTGTGCTAGCTCTTACACACCTAGTGATAAACCAACCCGCTGACTGCCTAGGCAGACTTCCTCAAGACAGCGGGTGCAGACAGAGGACTATGTTATGGGTACTTCAACCTTCTCCGGACCATTACGCTCTGGTACCGTTCGTTTTGGCACTCTTGCCTCTGGTCTGAACACGGGTATTCCCGTCTTGACCCAATCGGCCACTGTAGCCTTTGGCGTGCTAACAACGTCTCCTACAGCTCAAAGGCTCTTCGTGCTTCCAGCGGGCTCCAAGATTGTCCGTTTCACCGTCGAGAAGACGACCGCCATCTCGGGTAATTCGGTCTCCGCCGTAAACACCACGTTCGGCACTTCGGCCTCGGCTAACGCCTTCTCGACCACGGTCGATATTGGCCTGACGACCGCTCAGACAACTCGCGCCATCTTGGACGCGGCTCTGGTGTCCTCGGCTACCAACAACATCGGTACGACTGATGTGCCAGTCTTTGGTACCTTCACGGCTGTTACGGGTAACCCAACCGCCGGTGCGGTCGTTGTGACCATCGAGTACATCCAACGCTCCTCCAACGGTGCAACTTCTCCATCTACCTTTAACGTCTAAGCTAGGGGTCAGTAATGGCTATGCAAACTGACGTTCTTGCGACCCGTCTAGGCGCGAGTGGTGTTGTATCCGCTACTCGCGCACGGGTTAAGGGTTATCAAATTCTACCCGGCGCTACCGCAGGGCAGATCATCTTCTATGATAACGCCTCCGCTGCTAGTGGTACGGTAAGGTTAACACTAGACATTAACACCGCCACTGCCCTCATCACCCTGCTTGTTCCGGGTGAAGGAATTTTGTTTCAGCGGGGTGTTTACGTATCGCTGCCAACCTCTACCAACATCACTGTGTTCTACGGGTAAGGACCTCATGGCAGATCACCCCGACATTCTTAAGCCAATGCTAGATGTGTTTTCGATAGCCACTGTAGTAGGGACGCTTGCCAATATGTTACCTGCCGCAGCCGCAGCTTTCAGTATCGTGTGGTCGTTAATCCGCATTTATGAGACCAAGACCGTGCAAGGCTGGCTCCATAAATGGCGCTCGAACAAGAAGGAACTTTAGTATGACCTCTCCAATGATGCCTAACACGCCTATGCCTGCGGCTCCTGCGGCAGCTCCCGCAGGTCTTAACGCAGCCCAACAGATGGCTTTGAAGAACCTAGGGTCTTTGAAGGGGCTTCCTCCCGGTTTCGCCCCCTCGGCTCCCGCAGCCCCCGCAGGCCCTAATCCAGCCCAGATGCGGCAGATGGCGATGGCTCGTCGGTCCGCCGCAGGCGCTGGTCCTAACCGCGCTAAGGGTGGTCCGGTCAAGGCAAAGCCCAAAGCTAAGCCTAAGGCTAAGATGTACGCCAAGGGCGGTTCCGTCTCCTCGGCTTCAAAGCGTGCTGACGGTTGTGCCACCAAGGGCAAGACC